GTATCTGGTTTTGAAACCAATTTTAGGTTGGAATGTATCTTGTCCAACTGCTCTTACCATCTGTAATGGAACGTAAGGACAGTAGAATAATCCAGCGTCATAAGGTGAAGAACCTTTGTAACCCATAACGTAGTACTGATCAGCAGATAGGTTAGCAGCGAATGGATCGATGTATACCTTGAATCTTCCGTTCAATGTACCTGCGAATGTGTTACCTGTATCGTCAACTGTTAAGTTAGCGTTTAGAGCAGGAGTGTAGTCTAGTTGACCTGCAGCAGTAAGTGCAGAAGCAACGTCAGCAGAACATAGGATAATGTTACCCTTTCCTCTACGAGTTTCCTGTGCGATTGCGTTTGCATCTCTTTCAAGTTGGAACATCATTCCCTTGAACTTCTCAACCATCCATCTTCCGTTTGAGTCAACGTCTAAGTCGAAGACACCTGTTGATGCAGTGTTTGTCTGTGCACCGGGTCTTGCAACCTTGTAGATTGTTCTGATGATTTCTCTGTTGATCTCAGCAAGTATCTCTGTTGAGAGAATATTTGCTAATTCTGCTTCTGCATCTAGACCGTGGATTGCCTTCAAGTCTTGAGCAAGTTCTAAACTGTACTCTGCCTTTAGTGCTCTTGATCTTGCTGCAACAGTAACCTTCTCGATGCTGAATGACATCTCGCGGAAGTCATTTGCTGATGCATCTCCTAAAGATTCAAGTGCAGTTGAGTCAAAACCTTGACCAACGTTATAAGCGTTAGCAGCACCACCATTTAGAATGGATGGGTTTGAACCACCTTGTGCAGTTGTACCGAAACCAACGTCTGAATCTCCGTCAGTTGTGTTTAGTGCATAGTCACCCTGTGTCATGGATGCATCGCTATCTTGAGCAGAGAACGCTGAATCTGGCTCGTTGAAGAATGCTTCTGTTCCTGACTGATTGTCAAATCTGGTTCTCATCGCGAAGATAAGTCCAGTTGGACCGTTCATTGGTTGTACGCCTGCTAGGTCATATGCCACCAAGTTAGGCATAGCACGACGAATCAATGAAATTAGGACTGGATCGAAACCTGCAACAGGTCCGGCATCAGTTGAACCACCACTAAATCCGGGTGTTCCTGCTGACGCTCCACCGCCACCTAATGATGTTGTAGGAGGTGCTTCTGTAAGGAATGCACGTTCCTCTCTTAAAAATCTTTCTTGGTTTTCTAGAAGTTGTGCGGTAACCGCTTTCCTATGATTATCAGATATCTTATCAATACCTTCTGCCTCTAGGAGAGGTCCCCACTTCTTCTGTAGTTGAGAAGAATTAAACATGGTTGTGTGTTTTTTGTTTTAGTTAATTTACTGGTACTTAGTTAGTGCCTGAATGTATGATTCCATAGCAGGGGAGTTTTCCTCTACTGGAGCATCTTCAGAGATAACTTCTTGTGAATTTGCCTCTGGTTTCTTAGGAGCGAAATATGTCTCTCTAAGAGTAGACAGTTTTTCACGATATTGTACTTCACTTTCAAACTCAACACCTTCAGCAAGACTTGCAACTTTTTCCTTTTGGGATAGTGCAAGACCCTCACAGACTTCATCTAGGATGTTGTCAGAAACAGATGTTGCTAAACGCTTAGTTAATGAAACGTTGCTTTCGATCTGTTCGTTGAGTTTTGTCTCCATATTATCTAATTTTTCGACCATTGCCTCAAGCACATCATATTTCTCATCAGGGATGTTTACATAATGCTCTTCAAAAAGGTTCTTAAGACCGGTCATGAAGGATTCAGAGAGATCTCCCCTGATTCCTGATTCTAATTGAAGTGTGTTCTCAGTGAACCACTCGTTTGATACGTACTCTAGGTACGAATCAATTCTCTCAGTAAGTTCCTTCTTGATAGAATCAACTTCTTCAATAAGGGTTTTATCGTACTGAGCAGACATCGCCTCTTTTGCTTCGGCGATTCTGGATTTTACAACTGCCTCGAAAACGGTAGTTGCTTTATTTTTGAACTCTTCAGAAAGTTCCTCACCTTCAAGAAGTGCCTGAACGTCTTGTGAAAGATCGATCTCTTCTTCTTGTATTACATTTTCTACTTCCTCTTCTTCCACTTCTTCGTTAGCACCACGACCGTAACCTGATGAGGTTATAGCAGCAGGACCGGGAAGTGTCATCGCACCAGCAGACCCTTTAGTCTGTGGATCACCCTGTTGGGCAAACTTAGCGGATGGAGTCTTCAACTTGTTAGAGTCGTCTGTAGACTTGGAATTCATAGGAGTAGGACCACCAAGATCCTCAACTGCACCTGCGTCTGGGACGTAGTTTGGTGCCTTTGGCATAGGATCGGCAGACTTAGCACCTTTCGTTACCTGATTTTCCATCTCATGTAGTGTTTTTTCTTCAGCCATTATGGTTCCGAATGTACTTAGAATGTGTTAATATTATTATTTATAAGTTAGATAAGAAGTCCGCGAAGAGACGCAACTTGTTTGCCTCTAGAATTTCGTTATCTACCAAATTATTTATAGACTTCTTAACCTCATTGCAGTGCATCTCACGCAATACGTTTCCTTCCCACACCCATTCTTTACCTTCCATGATGCCATCTACGAAAGCATCTGGGGCAGAGGGGTCCGCTACTATGTCAGCAGCAGTGGCAAGCATAAAGTCTTCTCCGACGTGGTTTACTCCATCAACATTTTTGATAGAACCCATACCACGACTGGAAACTCCGAGTTTCACTCCTTCAGAGAGAAGAGATTCCGCGATTTTTCCCATGGGTGTTGATAAGATCTGTGCCTTACCAATAAAGTTATTTCCCTCTTGAGTAAGAGAAACAATTTTATGAGATACGCGATCTAAATTTATTGATGGTCCATCTGGATGTCCAAGTTCACCAAGAGCACGACCTTTATTAGTAAAGGAATCGTTATATCGATTAACTTCTTTTATCATCGTTTCTAAACCATAGAATCGTTTATTACGATTCACCACCTCTGCTTGTAGAAATGGTCCTTGAATATAGAGAGTCTTCTTACCACCTTTTTCTTCAGCAATAATTTCAACTGTTTCTATTTCTTCTGAAATTAGTTTCATTATCCTAGTTGTACCTCATTGATGTATAACTCACACCCACTTGCTGAAGAGGGTTTCAATATAGGGACTACTGATTTTGCTAAAAGTGCAGTTCCTGTAAAATTCGCTAGTGACGCGGTATTAGCAGTAACTGTAATAGTTGTCTTGTAATCATTCTTTAGGGTGCCTGCTGTTACAGCAGTGATAGGCACATGCTTTATAGTAGTATTATAACCACCAACTGCAGATCCAGTTAGAGTTACAAAATCACCGGACACAAATTTTGTGTCTCTACTATCAACCTGTAGAATTGATGGATTACCTTTTGTGATTGCTATGATAGTTGCGGATGCAGGATGTCCAAACCTGAGTATCTTATCATCCTGTTTGTTCACATGAATTGAAGATACACCAACACTTGATGTAGTTGTATTACATACCCCAACCAAACCACCACCTTTTGCTGCAGTAGCAGAACCATGCAATAGTCCTGTCTTTACAATAAAAGGATCACCAGTAACTGCTGTAGCGTTTGCACTACTCAAGACTCCAAGGTCTGTTACCTGTTTTAATGGTTGAGTCATTCTTCTTCTTGTGTTTCTTGTGAAATTTCAGTTTCAGTATCTGGTACTTCCTCTTCTGGTGCACCAAATAAAGAATTAGCGACCTGTGGTCTCATTTGATCAATTTTATCTGCTGACTTCATAATCAAAAGGTCTTTCACAGCGTCTTGCATCTCAGAAGGTGTAGCACCATCGATCATCATATCAACTAATTCTGCTGATTCCATATTGAATTTTTATATAATATATCTATTTATACTTATATTTTAGCTTTCTTTATATCAATACCGGGTGATTCCGTACTGCTACCTTTAGTATCTGGGTCTTTTCCATTCTTTCCGAGGTTGGTTGTCGCTCTGTCAACTTCCATTTGACCTTGTGCTATCGCTTGCTGCGTCTCTAAAGGTACACCAACACCTGATGCATTTTCTTCTTCCATTTCTTTTTCCATTTCTATCATCTCTTCTTCAGTCTGACGTAAAATCTTACGCTTTACATAATCACGAGAGTAGTAAGTTCCGATGTATGGTTCAATCTGAGTCATAAGATTGAGTCTTTCATTCATCAACTCAGTATCTTTGAGTTCTGCAAAATGATTATCATAGAGATAGTCGAACTGAATATGTTCTGCCATCTTGTTCCAATCCTGCGGTGTCACTATATTCTTGAGGATTAGTTGTGTCTTGAGAAGGTCTAAGAATACACCACTAAATCTTTTTCTCAAGCGACCAACAAACTTACTAAACATAAGTTCATCACGCAAGATCTCTGATGATCTACCTAAGTTGAATCCACCATCTGCACCAATTCTTGACTCAGGTACATTGAGTGAACGATATAGTTTTTTCTGGAAATATTCTACGTCTGTAAGTTCACCTAAGTTCTGTCCACCGGGAAGTGTTGTGATCTCTGTTCCACGACCACCTTCTCTTCTTGGTAACCAGAAATCTTCAAGCATAGACATAAATTTCTTGTCGTCTTTAATCTCTCCAGTGTTTGCATCGTATACAAGTTTATTTCTGTAACGACTCATTACATCACGCAAGTATTGTTCTGCCTTAACCTTCGGTAGATTACCAACATCAATGTAGAATATTCTACGCTCCGGTGCTCTTGATATTCTGTAGATAACGAGAGAGTCCTCAATCATACGTAACTGATTGAGTCCTTTGATTGCCTTATGTAAGTATGATAAACCGATATGCTTATTTCTATCTACTAAACCAGATGAACAATATGTAATTGCATCCTTAGAAATTTTTACTCCTTTACCTGCGATACTACCATACTTTTGTGCAGTTCCCTGTGGATAGTATGTGTAAAATTCTATAACCTTTGTATCTTCAGTAATAGATTCACCTACAGATCCTGATGGTTTGATTTCGTATTTTTTATCTTGATCTTTTGGTCTGATTCTCATCAACTTGATCTTCAACGGATCAATATATCTTACTTCTTCTAATCCCAATTCTGGTTTCTTTAGATCTATAACCTTGTGGTAGTATAGTCTGCCATCTACATACCAGTTCCTGAATATCTCGTGTGCCTTCTTATCAAATCCTATAAGATCCTTAATATATTTGAACTCGTCTCTTATTACATTTTTGAGACCTGAACTTGCATTTAGATTATCTAAGTCTATCTCTACAGGACTATCATTTAAATCAGCGACAATCGCTTCATTGACAACATGTTCCACAGCAGTATCACACTCTGGGTGTAATGCCATGTTACGATATTTTCTAATGATGTCGAACTCTGTGCGGAATACGCCTTCAATATCTACATACTGACCGTAAAATCCTGAACTAAGATAATAGTCAGCACCATCCTCATTATTTGGGGGGACGGGACTGACTATACCTTTCGACTTCTTTTCTTCATCGTCTATTGAGAATCCAAAAAGTTTTGCCATTATTATCTCTAACCTAGAATATTCCTATTTATTATACCACAGATGGAGCACCTTGTCCATCCTCACCCTTATACGCTTCCCAGTACTGAACTTGAAGTGTAACTTGGAACTCTTCGATACCCTCTGTATCATAATTGAGTTCGATTGGTGAAACCTGACTTGGCCAACAACCTTGCATATAGTATCTTCTAAGAACTGGAATTTTAGATTCGCTTTCAATTGCTCTACCCTCAGTAAACTTCGCTCTTCCGAGTTGGTTTACAATCCAATTCACCTGATAGTCGCTAGGGTTAATAGTTCCTGATCCGTCAGATACTTTAGTGATAAAGTTTGCCCACTTCTCGAATGCTTCGCGAAGTTTGAAATCACCGTCATTGATGA